TCCGGGTAAGAAAAGAGGCGAGCCAGGATCTTGCCGTAAAAAATAATACATCCCCCCAGATGAATCAATAGGCACTTTAGTGCCTATTTTTTTGGTTAAATACAATATGAGTAAAAGTTTAGACGGTGTATTAACCAAAAAGGCTAATACAAAAGAAACATATACTGAACAACAAATACAAGATCTTGCATTGTGTATGGATCCCGATGAAGGATATCTGTATTTTGCAAAACATTTTGGTTATATTCAACATCCTGTAAAAGGTAAATTGTTGTTTGAGCCATACGAGTACCAGTTACGTTTGATGCATTCGTATCACAGTTATCGTTTTAATATTAATATGATGCCAAGGCAAACAGGTAAAACTACCTGTGCCGCAATATATCTTTGTTGGTATGCTATGTTTAATCCAGATCAAACTATTCTTATTGCCGCACACAAATACACAGGTGCACAAGAAATTATGCAACGTATTAGATATGTATACGAGATGTGTCCAGACCATATTAGAGCAGGTGTTACTTCATATAACAAAGGTAGCATTGAGTTCGAAAACGGATCACGTATTGTATCACAAACAACAACAGGCAACACAGGACGTGGTATGTCTATCTCGCTACTATACTGTGACGAGTTTGCGTTTGTGCAACCTAACATTGCGGAAGAGTTTTGGACTTCAATATCACCTACACTAGCAACAGGTGGTCGTGCTATTATAACAAGCACACCAAACTCAGACGAAGATACATTTGCTACTATTTGGAAACAAGCAGAACAAAAGTTTGACGAACACGGTAACGAACAAGAAGTAGGCGTAAACGGATTTCATGCATTTAGAGCAAGTTGGGAAGAACATCCAGATCGTGACGAAGAATGGAAAGTGGCAGAAATTGGACGTATTGGTGAAGAAAAATTTAGACGTGAATACGGCTGCGAATTCTTAGTATTTGATGAAACACTTATTAACAGTATTAAATTAGCAGTAATGGAAGGTGTGTCTCCAATTATTAATATGGGACAAACACGTTGGTATAAAAAGCCAACCAGTCAGTATACTTATTGTGTAGCACTTGATCCATCAATGGGTACAGGCGGCGACTATGCAGCAATTCAAGTCATAGAACTTCCTACATACGAACAGGTTGCAGAATGGCAACACAATACAACTGCTATACCAGGACAAATACGTGTACTGTCAGATATTTGTACATATGTTGCAAATGAAACTAATAATCCCAATGGAGTATATTGGAGTGTAGAAAATAACGGTATCGGAGAAGCAGCACTAATCGTTATAAACGATTTTGGGGAAGAGAATATACCAGGACTATTTGTGTCTGAACCTATTCGCAAAGGACATGTGCGCAAGTTTCGTAAAGGGTTTAATACTACACACAGCACAAAGATTACAGCGTGTAGTCGTTTAAAAACTATGATTGAAAATGATAGAATGACTGTACATTCAAAACCTTTAATATCTGAATTAAAAGGATTTGTTGCTACTAATACAAGTTTTCAAGCTAAAGTAGGTATGACAGACGATTTAGTAAGTGCAACATTACTTGCTATAAGGATGATGGATGTTCTTAAAGATTGGGATCCAAGAGTATACGACACGTTTAATCAAGCAGAAGACATAGACGATTATGATGCACCAATGCCAATCTTCATATCTACAAACTATTGATAAATACTAATATGAAAAACCTAGACAATATCGCAGAAGAACTTTTTAATAAAATTAGAGGTAGATTCCCAGGAGTTACTATCGGTAATGGTGATGGTGAAGTTACTAATGTACCAACTGATGCTAGATTTTTTGATTTTGAATACAAAGAATCGGATAGAGTCTTAGGACAAGTAAGTATATCAATTGATGAAGAAAATTTAAGTGTTATGTATGGTGACGATTTTGTTGCAAACGAAGACTCAGCAACTAGAGATAACTGGTATAACTTTTTAAAAGAACTTCGCACGTTTAGTAAGAAACGTATGTTAAATTTTGATACAAGGAATATAACTAAGTCAAATTTAGACAAAAGAGATTATGACTTTTTAGCTACAAATCGCTCTGAGGAAGATCAAATGAACGAATCAAAAATGTATGGAACAAACAAAACAAGTTTTCAAAAAATAGGTAATGCAAAGCTATCTATTAAACACACTGAGGCAATTAATACCGAAAGTGCTACTGCACGTAGTCAAAAGATATCTGCAATATTTGTAGAGAATGCAGAAGGTGAAAAATTTAAATATCCTTACAAGCATTTAAGTGGTGCAAGAGCAATGGCTCGTCATGTTGCCGAAGGTGGTAATCCATACGACGACTTTGGTAAACATATTACTGGACTATCAGAAGAACTTTCAAAGTTGCGTAAATTTAATTCATACATGAAGCGTTCAAGTGTAATGGCAGAAAGCCTAGCAGGGTATGTTGATGTTGTTAAAGAACGTGCAGCAAACATTAAAAAAGAAATTCAAAATCTTCAAAAAGAAAGTTTTTATAAAGAAGCAGCAGAATCATATGAAGCACCTGTACTAGAAGATGTTCCAAATGATGTTGCAGAAAACTGGATTGATCAACTTACTATTAAGCAATTTAACGAAGAACTACAAGATGTTTTCCCATACATTTATAATCTTGTAAGTGAAGCAACTAAAGCAGAAGAACTAGGACCTGATCAATTAGACGAAGGTATTGTTGATTGGATTAAAAGTAAGTGGCAAGACTTTCAACAAGCCAGAGCAGATCGTCAGGCACAATACGAAGCACAATTAAATATGATGACTCAAATTATGCAAGACAACGGCATGGATGATTTTGCTATCAGACGTATTATCGACGGCTGTTTAAATGATCCTAGAGTGTGTATGTATAATCATATTAGAAAGAGTGGCTTTGGACATAAGTTCCACAATGAACTACAAGACGTATATCAAGAGTTAAAAGGCGGCCTAACAACACGTTCAGGCACGACTGACGAAGCAATAGATGATGCATTTGAAGAGTTAATGGGTCAATTTAGCGAAAAAGAAACTGACGCAGACGAAGGCAATGCATTTGCACATGCAGTACGTCAAGCCAAAATGAATGGCAAGAAAAAAGGCGATGAGATCGACGGACCGGACGGCGAAAAGATTAAAATCGAACAAGAAGATGACAAAACACCGTTAGGCGAGTTTATCCTTTCGTATTTTGATTATACAACAGGCAACTTCCCAAAAGGTGAAACAGCAGTTCTTACTATGGTAGAAAAAGATTATGGTGAGGAGTTTATTAATCCTGCAAAACAGTTTATTGAGCGTATCAATAGTCGTGTAGCAGAAGTAATTGGCTATAGAGATCCAGAACTTATGGATACATTAACACCTACCGACGACGAGTGGTCAAAAACATTACAAATCCCAAATAGAGAAACTTGGGAAAAATTAATAAAACAAGCCAAAGCCAAAGGCGATAAAGAAATGCTAAGAAAGTTAATGGCAATGGGAGACCAAGTTGCTAGTACTGAATCAGCAGATATTGTAAGATTAGCAGGGCTGTAAAGCCCTCTAAAAGTTTTTCAAGTTTTTCTTTAAAAAAGGCTTGACATACTAAGTAGTTGATAGTATTATAAATACTGTGCTACAAAGTTAAAAAGGCACAAAGCACATAGGCATAAATTATAGGAGGCATTACTATGGCATCATTAGCAGAAATTAGAGCTAAACTAAAAGAGCAAGAGTCACGTCAAGGTGGCGGTTCAAACGGACCAAGCGGTCCAAACCCAATTTACCCGTTTTGGAATATTAAAGAAGGCGAAAGCGCAGTGCTTCGTTTCCTTCCTGATGGCAATCAAGACAACACTTTCTTTTGGAAAGAACGTCTTGTTATCAAACTTCCATTTGCAGGTATAAAAGGACAAACTGATTCACGTCCAGTACAAGTACAAATTCCATGTATGGAAATGTACGGCGAGACATGTAACATTCTTAACGAAGTGCGTGGCTGGTTTAAAGATCCAAGTCTAGAAGATATGGGTCGTAAGTATTGGAAGAAACGCTCTTATATCTTCCAAGGATTTGTTGTGGATAATCCACTAGCAGATGATGAAGCACCTGAGAATCCAATTAGACGCTTTATTATCGGTCCGCAAATTTTTGAAATTATCAAGTCAGCATTGCTTGACCCTGATATGGAAGAGTTGCCAACAGATTACACTGCTGGTGTTGACTTCCGTCTTAACAAAACATCCAAAGGCGGATACGCAGACTACTCAACATCTAATTGGGCACGTAGAGAGCGTCCACTAGGTGATTCAGAAATGGCTGCTGTTAACACACACGGCTTGTTTAATCTAAGTGACTTCCTACCTAAGAAGCCAGGTGAAGTTGAACTCAAAGTCATGCAAGAAATGTTTGAAGCGTCAGTAGACGGTGAAGCATATGACGAAGCTAGATGGGGTCAATACTTCCGTCCAGCAGGTATGGCAGCACGTACAGGTGATCCTGTTGCTCCGGCAGCAAGTACTCCTGCACCAGCGGCAACACCTGCACCTGAGGCAGCACCTGCTCCAGTAGCAGAGGCAGCACCAGCAGCAACTCCAGCACCAGCGGCTGAAGCGGCTCCTGCAGAAGGTGGCAATGCTCAAGACATTCTAGCAATGATTAGAGCACGTCAAGGACAGTAATAATTAATGGGGGAGCAATCCCCCATTATGCTTTTTAGATAGGAGATACATATGGCAACAAAGGCATTCGATCCTACGAAGTTTCGAACTTCGTTAACTAAATCCATTACAGGCATGAGTGCAGGATTTAACGATCCTACTGATTGGATTAGCACAGGTAACTACGCACTCAACTATCTTATTTCAGGTGATTGGAATAAAGGTGTTCCACTAGGCAAAGTAAGTGTATTTGCAGGCGAATCAGGTGCAGGTAAATCTTACATTTGTTCAGGCAACATTGTAAAGAGCGCACAAGATCAAGGTATCTTTGTAGTACTGATTGACTCAGAGAACGCACTTGACGAAGCATGGCTACAAGCACTTGATGTAGATACATCAGAAGATAAACTACTAAAACTTAACATGTCAATGATTGATGACGTAGCTAAGACTATTAGTACGTTTATGGCAGACTACAAAGCAATGGCGGAAGAAGACCGTCCTAAAGTATTGTTTGTAGTTGACTCACTAGGTATGTTGTTAACACCTACAGATGTTGATCAGTTTAACAAAGGTGATATGAAAGGCGATATGGGTCGTAAGCCTAAGGCATTGACTTCACTTGTTCGTAACACTGTTAACATGTTTGGTTCACATAATGTAGGACTTGTAGCAACTAACCACACATACGCATCGCAAGATATGTTTGATCCAGATGATAAGATTTCAGGTGGTCAAGGTTTTATCTATGCATCATCTATTGTAGTTGCAATGAAGAAGTTGAAACTAAAAGAAGATGAAGACGGTAACAAGATTAGCGAAGTGCGTGGTATTCGTGCAGCCTGTAAGGTTATGAAAACACGTTATGCTAAACCGTTTGAAGGTGTGCAGGTTAAGATTCCATACGAAACAGGTATGAATCCTTACAGTGGACTACTTGAACTGTTTGAAGCAAAAGGCGTTATTGTCAAACAAGGCAATCGCTTGCGTTACGAAACAGTGGACGGTGAAGAACTACTTGAATATCGTAAAAATTGGAACGGTGAACTACTCGATAAAGTTATGTCAGATTACTTGATTAAAGAAGCTTCTATGGTAAATACCTCTGAAGTTGACGAAGAAGCAACTGACGAACTAATCGAGGAGCCAACCGTAAATGAATGAAGATCAAATTGCTGATGTTTGGATGATGTTCAAAGAATATCTAGATAAGAAACATATTGAAATGGCAGCTGAGCGTTTTGTTGACCTACTTGCTGATTATGGCATTAGTGACGAAACATTCCAAGAACTACTCGGAACAGATGCTCAACTAGATTCTGCTATTAATTATTATCTAGAATTAGACGATGAAGAAACATACGAGGACGAAGAAGAGGACTGGTAATGGGATGGTATAGTGAAGTAAGCCGTGACATTTCTAAAATACCGGATGCTGTATCTTTTTTTGAAACAGAACTGATACAAGCACGAGCAGAATGTAAGCTCGTAGGTAATGTCGAAAAAAGTGCGGCTGCTATGCCAGGCATCGTAGAACATCGTTTTAATCAACTACAAGAAATTGAAGCCATTCTTAACTATCTAAATATTGAGCTACGTAGATTGCGTAGCTCATATTTTAAAAAGTATCTTGAAAACTATCAAAGAGCTTTGTCTAGTCGTGACGTTGAAAAATACGTTGACGGTGAAGCAGATGTAGTTGACTATGAAAAAATTATCAATGAATTTGCATTGATAAGAAATAAATGGTTAGGTGTGCTTAAAGCACTTGATCAAAAGCAGTGGCAAATTACAAACGTAGTTAAACTACGTGTAGCAGGAATGGAAGATGCTACGATATGATCTTCCACACTGCTGCCGATAATACATATTATAATAATTTTTATAATTTGTATTCTTTAACTATTCGTCAGTTTTATCCTAACTCAAAATTTTCTTTATATTTTTTAGGTAATCAACTACCTAATAATTCTACTATATCTTACTTAAACCAAGAAAATATTAGTTTTGAAGATATAGAACAAAAGTATAATACAACAGGAAGAGATACTAAAGGGTACTACGCACTAAGTCGTTGGAAAAGTATGCCAGTAGTAAACGAGAATGTTGTTGTTTCTGACATTGATCTTATTGCTCTTAAATCTATACCACAAGAAATAATTAATAATATTTTTAAAAATCACGAAGCTATTAATATTAGTAGACTAAAAAAGAACGGCGATGAAGGAGGCATGGCAATGATGATCCTTCGAAAAGATATTATTGATATTGTTAATAATTTTGCAAATAATATTTTAGATACAGAAACATTACATTGGGCATCTGATGTAAGTGTTAGAAACTTTATATACAAAAATTTTAGTGTTTATACTTTACCGGAAATGCACGTTTTTAAAAAAAGATCTAATTACAATACCCTTGATTCTACTAATAGAAGTTTTGGAATATTTAAAGGACCAATAGATCAAAAAATTTATAGTTTAACAAAGGCAAAAAAGTGAAGTGTAATATTTTATTAGGTGTAGATCAAGAATACTATAATAAATGGGCTGTGCCTTTACTAGAAAGTATTCACAGGCACAACCCTTGGATTAATCTACATTGTCATATTGTTAATCCTACTGTTGAAAATTCTTTAGATAATGTTAGTATAACTACCGAAGAACGAGAATTTGTAAACGACGAATCAAAAATATCATATTTACAAAGTGTAAGATTTTTAGCTGTTGCTAATAAATTTAAAAATAACGAAAATATTATAACTCTTGATGCTGATACTATTTGCACACGTAGAATTGGAAAAGTTGCTACAGAGAGATTATTTGAAAAACAATATGTACTAAAGCATCATAAAGAAAGCAGATGGCTTGCAGGATTCGTTACATTTAACGATA